CGAATACGGATCCACCACGGTTTTCAGCGCCTCGCAATCAGCGGAGGCCCTAAAGTACATGGCACTCGCCGGCTGGGACGTGGAACAGTCCACAAGCGCGCTGGGCGGCGTGCTAAATCTGGCGGCAGCGTCCGGCATGGATCTGGCCGCTGCGTCGGATATGGTGACCGACTATATGAGCGCCTTCTCTCTGGAGGCGGACAAATCGGCATACTTTGCTGATTTACTCGCATACGCGCAGGCGCACAGCAACACGACGGCCGAGCAGCTGGGTGAAGCGTACCGAAACTGCGCCGCAAACCTCAACGCAGCGGGGCAAGACGTAGAAACCGTCACCTCTATGCTGGAAGCTATGGCAAATCAAGGCCTAAAGGGCACAAAGTCTGGCACGGCTTTGGCTGCCATTATGCGAGACATTACAAACGCAATGGACGACGGCAAGATCTCGATCGGAGAGACTTCGATCGCCGTCACCGACGCCGAGGGAAACTACCGGGATCTGACCGATATTATCCGCGACGTATCAAACGCCGTGGACGGTATGGGAACGGCAGAACGCGCGGCGGCTCTGAGTACGACCTTCACGGCCGACTCTACCAAAGGCATGAACTTGATCCTCAATGAAGGGATCGACAATATCGCGGGATATGAGGACGCGCTGCGGAGCTCGTCGGGAGCTGCCGAGGAAATGGCTGCAATTATGAACGACAACCTCAGCGGCGACATGGCTCAAATGAACAGCGCGTGGGAAGAATTGCAGCTGAAACTATACGACAAGGTGGAGCCCGCGCTCCGCTCCGTCGTGCAGTACATCACAAGCGGAGTGATCCCCGCCGTGGAATGGATCACAAATCACCTGCCGGAAGTCGGGGTAGTTATCTCCGGTATCGGCGCCGCTATTGTAGCGGTAAAATGGAAATCCGTTTTGAATTTGATAACTAAAGCAAAGGGAGTAATCAACGGAATAACGGCCGCGCTCGGCGGCGTTTCCGCGCCGGCTCTGGCGGCGATCGCTGCCGTAACGGCCCTCGCCCTTGCTTTTATGAATCTATGGAGAAATAACGAGGAATTTCGGAACAAGATCACGGCAATCTGGGAGGGTATCAAGTCCAAGTTTGACGCCTTCGGGCAAGGTATCGTGGACAGATTGAACGAGCTCGGTTTTGAATTTACAGACATAACCGAGGTGCTGAAAAGCGTCTGGAACGGCTTCTGCGAAGTGCTCGCGCCGATTTTTGAGGGAGCATTTCAAGCGATCAGCGTATGGCTGGGCGCGGCTCTCGACATTCTGACCGGGCTTTTCGACGTGTTCGCCGGCGTATTCACAGGAGACTGGGATCGCGTATGGAGCGGCGTCAATGAGATTTTCGGCGGGTACTGGGATCTGATCACCGGCTACTTCTCGACCGTGCTCGACACGCTCAAAGGCGTGGCCGACGTTTTCCTCGGCTGGTTTGGCACGAGCTGGGACGAGCTTTGGAGCAATGCGCCCGGCCCCGTGAGCGAGGCGTGGGACACCATAACCAGCTTTTTGAGCTCGTCGTGGGAAACGATAAAGCAGGTAAGCACAGACGCGGCGGGCAAGATCTCGGAGTTTATGACGGGAACCTTCGCGCCGGCAGCGATCGCAGCGTGGGAAAAGATCAAGGCGGTGGCCGAGGTAGTCGCCGACTTTTTCAAAGGAACCGTGCTGCCAGATATGCAGCAGATCGGCCGCTCGATCGGTGAGGCTCTGAGGGCCGGCTGGGAGCTGGCTAAAGCTGCGTGGGACTTTGCAAAGCCTTATTTTGCAGCGCTTTGGAGTGCGATCAAGGCCGTGTGGGACTTCGCCGTCCCATTCTTTGCAGCAGTCTGGGAAGGTATCAAGGGAGCATTTAAGCCTCTGGTATCTGTTCTCGGTAGCTTCTTCCGCAATGCGTGGGAAGTAGTCAAAGCCGTTTGGAATGTGGCCGCCTCGTACTTCAAGACCATTTTCGACACGATCGCCGGGATCTTCTCGGCCGTCAAGTCGGTGCTCCGCGGGGACTTCTCCGGGGCGTGGGACGCGATCAAGGGCGTTTTCTCCAGCTGGGGCTCGTTCTTCGGCCCTCTCTGGAACTCGCTCAAATCTATTTTCGGAGCCGTCGGCAGCTTCATGAAAGACGCATTTTCCGGCGCGTGGGAGGCCGTCAAGGCAATTTGGCGACCGGTGGCAGCGTGGTTTGACTCTGCCGTCCTGCAACCTCTCCGGGCGTTTTTCAGCGGCGACAGTCTGATCGCCGTCTATTTCAGAACCGCGTGGGACAACGTGAAGCAAGTGTGGGGCGTCGCCGTCTCATTCTTCACTACATTATGGGACACAATCGCCGGGATCTTCTCGGCCGTCAAATCGGTGCTCCACGGCGACTTCTCCGGAGCGTGGGAGGCCGTCAAGGGCATTTTTGCAAGCTGGGGCTCGTTCTTCTCCGGACTGTTCGACGCAGCGGTGAACATCTTCGCAAATATCGGCGAATTTATCGGGGCTGCCTTCTCGAAAGCGTGGGAGGGAGTCAAGAGCATATGGAGCACGGCGGCCGGGTGGTTTGAGTCCGGCGTGCTGGAGCCGATTTGTGCATTTTTCGGCGGCGACAGCGTGATCGCCGCGTATTTCAGAACAGCGTGGGAAAATGTGAAGGAGGTGTGGGGCGTCGCTGCCTCGTACTTCCAGACCGTGTTCGACACGATCGCCGGGATTTTCTCTGCCGTCAAGTCGGTGCTCCGCGGGGACTTCTCCGGGGCATGGGACGCAATCAAGGGCGTTTTCTCCAGCTGGGGCTCGTTCTTCTCCGGGCTCTGGGACTCTGTAAAGAACATTTTCAGCAACACCACGAGCTTCTTCGGAACCGTATTCTCGAAGGCGTGGGAGGGCGTCAAAAACATTTGGAGCGCAGCGGCCGGGTGGTTTGACTCTGCCGTCCTGCAACCTCTCCGGACGTTTTTCAGCGGCGACAGCGTGATCGCTCAGTATTTCAGAACGGCGTGGGAGAACATCAAAACCGTTTGGAATGTGGCCGCCTCGTATTTCAAGGCCATTTTCGACACGATCGCCGGGATCTTCTCGGCGGTGAAGTCGGTGCTCCACGGCGACTTCTCCGGAGCGTGGGAGGCCGTCAAGGGCATTTTTGCGAGCTGGGGCTCGTTCTTCTCCGGACTCTGGGACTCTGTAAAGAGCATTTTCAGCAACACCGTGGGCTTCTTTGGCTCGCTTTTTGGTGCAGCATGGGACGCAATCAAGGGGATCTGGCAATCGGTGGCGGCGTGGTTTGACTCCACGATCGTGCAGCCGGTGGCCGGCTTCTTCGCCGGACTGTGGGACGGCATAAGCAGCGCGGCCTCTACCGCGTGGGCTGCCGTTTCCGGCGTCTGGAGCGCAGCGACGGCGTGGTTTAACGACACGATCGTCGAGCCGATCCGGACGACATTCACGGCTCTGTGGGACTCTCTGACAGCGATCGCCTCGGCGGCGTGGGAGAAGATCAAGAACGTGGTACAGTTTGGCGTCATGCTCGTTAAGGAAATTTTGAGCGCAGCCTTCCAGATCATAACGCTGCCGTTTAGGTTTATCTGGGAGAACTGCAAGGACACCGTGATCGCGATCTGGGAGAACATCACCGGAGCGATCTCCGGCTTTGTTGACAAAATCAAGACCACGATCTCCGAAAAGCTGGAGGCGGCGAAGGCAATCGTCACCACCGTGACGACTACGATCAAGAACGTGGCGAGCGCCGCGTGGAACGCGATCAGCTCGACCGCTTCGACAGTCTGGGAGGCTATCAAGGCCACGATCTCGGACAAAATCACAGCTGCAAAGGATAAGATCGACGCCGTGACGACTACGATCAAGAACGTGGCCGGCGCTGCGTGGGACTTTGTGAGCTCCAAGACGTCAGCGGCGTGGGAGGCTATCAAGACCACGATCTCTGACAAAATCACAGCGGCAAAGGATAAGATCGACGCCGTGACCGGCACGATCAAGAACGTGGCCGGCGCTGCGTGGGACTTTGTAAGCTCCAAGACGTCGGCAGCGTGGGAGACTATCAAGAGCACGATCAGCTCGAAGATCGACGCGGCAAAGCAGAAGATCAGCGCCGTGACCGGCACGATCAAGAGCGTGGCGAGCTCCGCGTGGGACGCCGTAAGCTCTAAAACCTCGGCAGCGTGGGAAAACGTCAAGAGCACAATCGGCTCGAAGATTGACACAGCAAAGCAGGCATTTTCAACGACCAGCGGCGCGATCCAGAGCACGGCGAGCTCCGTCTGGAACTCCGTCAGCTCGACCGCCTCGACGACGTGGGAGTCTATCAGAGGGCACATCAGCGGCAAGATCGACGCAGCAAAGCAGGCATTTTCAACGGCCAGCAGCGCGATCCAGAGCACGGCGAGCTCCGTCTGGAACTCCGTCAGCTCTACAACATCGAGCCTCTGGAGCTCTATCCAGAACACGATCGGCAGCAAGATCCAAGCGGCACAGAGCACAGTCAGCAGCGTGACCGGGGCGATCAAGAGCGTGACGAGCTCCGCATGGAACGCCGTCAGCTCTACGACGTCGAGTATCTGGAACAGTGTCACGAGCACGATCAGCAGCAAGGTGAACAGCGCAAAGAGCACCGTTTCGAGCGTGTTCAACGGAATAAAGTCCACAATCAGCAGTACGCTGAACGGAGCGCTCGGCACTGTGCAAAACATTTTCAACAGTATACAGACCTCTATCTCTAACAAAATTAACGCGGCGAAATCTGCGGTAAGCAATGCGATCAGCGCAATAAAAGGCGCTATGAACTTCTCGTGGAGTTTGCCGAGCTTAAAACTGCCGCACATCAGTATTTCTGGCAAGTTTTCGATAAACCCGCCGAGCGTCCCGCACTTCGGGATCAGCTGGTACAAACAGGGCGGTATCTTGACAGAACCGACAATCTTCGGAGCTGCCGGAAACAACCTGCTCGCAGGCGGCGAGGCTGGAGCCGAGGCCGTTCTGCCTCTGGCCGTCCTCTGGGATAAGCTGGAGTCAATTCTGCGGGCGATCCTCAGAACAGAGCAGCCGGCGCCGGAAACAGATCCAGACACCAGCCTGCTGCAAAAAGCCGGTCAGCTTCTCACGCTGGACGACTTCTCGCTCGGCACCCTTGCAAATACCGGCGGCACCGTGATTTATTACGACTTTTCCGGGCTCACATGGGCGCCGCAGATCCAGACCGCGGGCAGCGCAGAGGACGAGCCGGATCTCATGGCAGAGCTGAGGGCGCACGAGGCCGAGTTTTTCGACTGGCTGGAGGAATTTATAAAAATGCGGGAGGTGGCGCAGTTTGCGTAGAGTCACAGGCTACAAGGAATACACGACGCGCGAGGGCGACACCTTCGACGCTCTGGCGCTGGAAATGTACGGCGACGAAACCCTCGCGCACTATATCATTGAATTTAACCCGGACTACGCCGACGTGCTGATCTTCGAGGCAAACGCAGCCCTTCGGCTGCCGATCGTCGAGGACGCAGAGCTGCCGGACACTCTGCCACCGTGGCGCCGGGGAGACGAGGGGGACGGCTCGTGAACCTCTTTATCAACGGGGTGGATATTTACAAGGACGTATCGGTCAACTACTGCACGCACGAAATGTTCGCAGAAAAGCAGGCCGACGGCCTCGTGATCCGCTTCAATGATACCAAGGGGGTGTGGAGCAAATGGCAGCCGGCCGAAGGTGCCGCAATTCGTCTGAAAGAGGGCGCAGCGGACACCGGGAAAATGTTCATTCACTCCATGACCTCAGAGAACGGGCTCTACACGATCCGGGCTCTCTCTTTACCGCTCAGCGGTAAAACGAAACGATCGAAAAGCTGGGAGGGCGTGCGCTTCTTCCAGCTCGGCCGCGAGATCGCAGCAGCTCACGGCCTCACATTCCAGACATACGGCTGCACCGATCAGGTGTACCCGTATATGGTGCAGGATAAGGAGACGGACTTCGCGCTGTTCTCCCGGATCTGCGCGCTGGAAAGCTGCCAAATGATTATATACGACGGAAGGCTGCTGGCATACAGCGAGCCGGCTATGGAAGGCAAAGCACCGGCAGGCAGCCTGCTGGTGGATCAGAACGGGCACTTCTCGTACCACGACGACCGGGCGGCCTGCTTTGGCTCGTGCGAGATCAACTGTGGAGACTGCTCCGGCAGCTTCAAGGCGCCGAGCGCTATCAGCAGCGCGATCCTGCGCCCGGAGGGCGTCAAAGTAAGCAGCAGCGGTGAGGCGGCTCGCTTCGCAAAGGGGCTACTCAGAAACGTGAACAAGTACGGACGGACGGGGTGCTTCTCACGCTCGCTTTTGCCCGGATATGCAGCGGCAAGCCTGCTGAAACTGGAGACGAAAAAGGCGAGCGCGTGGAACGGCACCGTCTTTGTGTATAAGGTGCGGCACGATTTTGTCGGAAACAAGACGACGCTCTATTTCCGCGATATTCTGGAGGGGTACTAAATGGGAAACATTTTCAAGGGCAAGATCGCAGCGATCGAAAACAACGCCGCCCGCGTCGTACCCTCAGAGGCAGGCGCAAAGCCGACGGCGAAGATCGTGATCCCGTGGCACCTGCGCGGAGCAGCTGGGAACCTACAAAAAGGCACCCCGGTGGTGTATGTAGAATTTGACGACGGCACCGGCCTTCTGCTCGGCAGAGCCGACGGAGAGTGGGGCGCGTATCTGCCGGCACTCAGCGCCGGATCCATAACCGACAACGGCGTCCGGCTCGCTTCACACTCGCACGGGGGCGTAGAACCCGGCAGCGGCCGCACGGGCGGGCCGGCGTAAGGAGGCGACGGCATGGTAACAATGGCAAGGTGGGGCTCAAAGTCGTGGGCGGTGAGCTCGAACAAGGTGCTCGCTCTGGAGGGGCTGACGTTTTCCTTCCAGCAGGCAGCAGACAATAACACCAGCACCGAGGAAAAGAAAACGACGAACGAGAGAGGCACCGAGCTTTTCCCGTTATCATTCACCACGGTGCTGCACTCTGGAGCAGGCGTAGACGTCCGCGCAGAGATCGAGAGCTGGCAGGCTCTCGTCACAAAGGTGAATTATTTCTATCTGGGAGGCAAACGGCTGGGGCCTATGCTCCAGCTGCGGAAAGTCGCCGTCTCGAATGTGAAGCTCGACAACCTCGGCCGCATGAGACTGGCGACGCTCTCGTTTGAGTTTAAGGAATACGACCAGAACACGTCCAGTGTGAAGGTGGACTGGTCAGCGCTCACAGTCTGCGCGGACAGCGAGGACAAGGCAGTCAAAAAAGACGACAACGACGGCGTGAAGAAGGCACCTACGCAGACAATCAAAGTCGGCAGCCGCGTGAAACCGACGGGCGCAAAATACACTACCGGGCAGACGATCCCGCAATGGGTAAAGGATCGCAGCCATGAGGTGAGCCAAATCAGCGGCGACAAGGTGCTGCTGGGGTACCCGAACGGGATATGCAGCTGGGTGTATTTGAACGAGGTCACGCTCGTGTGAAGGGAGGCGGCAGCATGAAAGCAAGCGGAAACGGCGCGCCGGAAACGTGCGCCGGCAATCTGCTGAGGATCGTCCGCGGCGAGGTACCATACGACCGGGTGAGAGGGCGCGACGGCTCCCTCATAGATCAGCCGAACGCAGCAGACGAGGCAATGGCAGACGCCGAGTGGCTGCTCTCGAAGTATGAGCCGCGCGTCGAGATCACGGACATATCAGCAAACACAGACGGCGCAGCGGACGGAGACTTCGGGCTCGCCGTTAGCATCAAGCGAAAGGAGCAGAGCGACAAATGGCCGAACTCAATTTTATAACTACCAGCGCGGACGAGATCGTCAGCGAAGTGCTGGAGCAGCTGGAAAACGGCGTAGCCGAGCCGCTGTACCCCGGCGACGAGCGCCGGATCTTCGGCGACGCTCTGGCCGCGGTGATCGTGAGTGTTTTCAACAGCGTGAACGACGCCTGCCGCCAGAAAATGCTCCGCTATGCACGCGGTGAAGTGCTCGACGCTCTCGGCGAGAACAGAGACGTCAAGCGGCTGGATCCGACGTATGCCACCACGACGCTGCGCTTCGGCATTTCGTCGGCGGTGGCGTCAAATATCGTTATACCGGCCGGGCTGCGCGTGAGCAGCGACTTTAACCGCTATTTTCTAACAGACAACACCGTCGTGCTATATGCCGGAGCGCTGAGCGTAGACGTGGCAGCAACGGCAGAGCGGGGCGGCTCTGAATACAACGGGATCGCGCCCGGAGAGATCGCGTCGATCGTTGACATATCGGAGGCGGCTCTGATCGACACCGTGGTGAACCTCACGGAAACGGCAGGCGGCGGCGACGTGGAGGGCGACGACGCATACCGCGAGCGGATCCGCGAGGCAGAGAACAAGCTCAGCACCGCGGGGCCGGCGAAAGCGTACAAATACTGGGCGCTCTCTGCGAACTCCCTCGTCTCCGACGCCGTGGTGCTCTCCGATCGGGAGGAAATCACCTGCACACTGCCGGTGTACGGCGGGCACGCCTTCAAGGGTGGCGACACGCTGCTGCCGGACACTCTGGTGGTGTATCTGCCGGGCGGCACAGCAGCAACAGCCGGCACGGACTACACGGCGACGTATGCGGACGATCTGCTCACTCTGGAGCTGAGCGGGGCGCTTGCAAGCGTCACGACCGTGAAGATCAAGATCACCCGCGATATGCGGGGCACCGTCAAGATCGTGCCGATCTGTGCAGGCGGCGAACTGCCGAGCGAGGACGTGCTGGCAGACGTGCTGGCGGCGTGCTCCGCTGACGACGTGCGGCCGCTCACCGATCATGTGACCGTCGAGGCGCCGAGTGTGGCGTATTATGACATAAATCTGGTATACTACACGACGCGCGCGAACGAGTCCGAAGTCGTCCAGAACGTCGAGGGATCCGACGGCGCGATCAATCGCTACATATACTGGCAGGGCTCGAACCTCGACCAAGATATAAACCCGGACTACCTCAGAAAGCTGATCCTCGCGCCGGACTGGAGCGACGGGCTCGCCGGTGCAACCCGCGTAGAGATCACCGCGCCGCAGTTTACGGAGCTGGACAGCACGACCGTAGCGAAATTCTCCGGGAACCTCACCGTCACCCATGTGGTGAAGGATTAAGGGGGCGGCGCTATGGCAGGTATGAAACTATCAGAGCTCGACTTTTTGCGGCTGCTGCCTGCATTTATGCGAGACGACGAGGCAGCGATCGCACTCTGCAAGGCCGTGAACGAGCTCGTCGGCCCGCCGTGCGGCAGGTTGAAAACGATCCGGACATGGGATCAGATCGACCGCTTGAACGAGGCAGAGTGCGACGAAATGGCGTGGGAGCAGGACGTGGACTGGTACGACTCCGCAGGAATGACGCTGGAGGAAAAGCGCGCCACGATCAAGCTCGCGCAGCAGATCAAGCGAAAGCGCGGCACGAAATGGGCGGTGGAGCGGCTGATCTCTGCGTACTTCGGCGAGGGGTATGTGCTGGAATGGTACGACCTCGACGTCGAGGGCTTCACGGATCCCTATACTTTTTTAGCACTCACAACAAACGCAGCGATTGACCAAGAGAGCTACGAGAAATTCGTCGAGGCGGTGCAGGCTGCCAAAAACGAGCGCTCTCACATAGCGGGCGTATTTTATTTCTGGCAGCAGGGGCCGGATCCCGGCGTCGAGTGCGCTATGGGGTACGCTGCGTATCAATACGAATTTGAGAGGATCTGCGGCACATATCCCCGCGAGGCGGTGGTGGGCGCTCTGACGCGCTTTGCCGCGGAGACAGAGCCGGAGACAGCGGCTCACTTTTACGGCTTCACAGAGGCCGGAGAGGACACCTGCGGCACATACCCGTCAAGCGGGACGATCGGCGCCGCACTATCAGCAGCGGCAGCGGCAGAGGAAACGCTCGCAGCCTTCGGCTATACGCTGACAAGGTGCGGGACGCTTCACTGTGGCGAGTAAAAAGGAAGGAGGCGCAGCTCTATGGCTTATTTTCAGAGCAATTTCTTGAACTACCGTAGGCAGCAATGGCTCCGATCTCTGGTACACGTCGAGGCACAAGTCGGCTCGACATGGTACCGCGGAACCATAAACCAGAAGAAGATCGAGGGCGACACGCTCGTCATTATGGTGACATTTCCGCAGCTTGACAACAGCGCGGTGACGATCAGCGCGTCGCGTGTGATTGATATTCGCGGAGAGATCGCAGCATATCAGACACGAACGATCCGCAAGGTGGCCGGACAGGGCACCATGATCAAGATCACGATCCCGATCTACGAGGTCACAAGCTGACAGGAAGGAGGGAAACCATGTATAACCGCACACAATGGAAGGACAGAGTGGTGGATCAGGCCACTGGCGAGGTGATCCAAGAGGGCACGCTCCAGAGCGCCGGCAACTTCAACAACATGGAGGACGGGATCGAGGACGCGGCCGTCGCGGCTGCGCTTCTTGTGATCGCTGCCGGACAGCTCGACGCTCAGACCGCCGCCGAGGAAAAGACGGTGACGCTCACGAACACGCAGAGCTACCCGTTCAATAACTCGCAAAAGACGGTAAGCCTCAGCACCACCAGAACCACCACGGCGTACTCGGTGGACGTCGAAGTGCTGGAGCACTCCGGAGACGTCGGCGACGTTCTGATCAGCGACAAGCTGCTGAATGGCTTCAAGGTACGCTTCGACGGCGGCGCAAAGAGCGCGACCGTGAAACTCATTATCAAAGGAGGTATGTAAACCATGGCGAACAATGTCAAAGTGATCGAAAAGAACCCCGGCCAGAAGATCGAGTGGGAGCAGAACGGCACCCGTCTGTATTTCGGAGACGACGAGATCATGATCAACGCCGCGAAGTATCAGAAGGACTGGCCCGTCTCGGTTGACATCTGCACGGACAGATCCGGAAATCTCACGATCGGTACCGAGTCGGCGCTGCGTTATGTGGCGCAGGTTGAGATCCCGGCAGCCGAGTATGAAGGAGACGGAGACGAGCGGGTGAAGCTGCCGCTCGACATGGGCGACGTGACGCTCACACTCTGGAGCATTGAATAAGAAAGGAGCACACTCATGGCAAATTTTGATCTCACAAATCTGGCGGTTAAAATGATCTGCCCGAACAACACCGTCCAGCTGGACGACACCGGGCTGCCGTCGGTGCTGGTGTATATCCCGGCATTTAAGAATAGCGACGTCCTCACCGGAGGCGACGACAGCACGCACCCCGCCTTCATCGTGAACGGCGTCCAGATCCCCGGCTTCTACTACTCGAAGTATCAGAACCACGTCAACAATGGCGTGGCCTATTCGCTGCCGGCAGAGGATCCGACGGCAAATATCACATTTGACACCGCGATCGCTCGCTGCACCGCAAAGGGCGCAGGCTGGCACCTCAGCACGAACGCGGAGTGGGCGGCGATCGCTCTCTGGTGCAAGAAAAACGGCTTTTTGCCCTATGGCAATAACAACTACGGCAAGGACTCCAGAGAGAGCAACTACCGCGCGATCCGCACATCAACAGACAGCGGCAGAACAGCCCGTGTGGCGACCGGCACCGGCCCGCTCTCGTGGAGCCATGATCAGACGCCGAGCGGTATCTGGGACATGAACGGCAACGTCGCAGAGTGGCAGGGCGGTATCCGCCTTGTGTGGGGCGAGCTCCAGATCATCGCAAACAATGACGCAGCAGATCCGGACAACCCGCAGAACGCGACGAGCACCTGCTGGAAGGCGATCAACGCCAGCACCGGCGCTCTGGTGGATCCGGAGTGCAGCACAACAGACGCGACCGGCACAACGTCCGGAAACACGGTGCGCCTCGATTATGTGAGCAGCAAGTGGAAATTTGTCACCAGCATTTCGAGCGCTGCGGACAGCTCGCGGGGCTGCAATTTCGGCGCCGTAACTGCCGACAGCACGATCGGCGACGCTGCAAAGGTACTGCTGCGTGCGCTCGCTCTGCTGCCGGACTCTGACGCGCAGGAAGCAGACTACGAGGGCGACACCATGTACTGGAATAACGGCGTAGCCGAGCGCTGCGTGTTTCGCGGGGGCAGCTACAACTCCGGCGGCGTGTACGCGGGCGTGTTCTGCATGTACGGCCCCTACCCCCGCTCGTACTCGACCGGCTACCTCGGCTTCCGCTCCGCTTATATTCCGGAAATCGGGTAATCTGGCGATCTGAAAATCTGGCAAACGGCGGCGACGCTTCGCCGCCGGCACCATTCACGAGGTAACAATGGACACACTACAACTCAGACAGAGGATCGTCAGATCCATGATCCGCGTGAGCGAGCGCACCAACAGCATGAGAAAGCCGGAGAAATTCGTCTACCGGGAGCACTTGACGAGCACCTACATGAATATGCTCCGGCTATGTATCAAAGCGAACCATTCACGCGGGCCGGCGCGGCGCCAACTGCAAAACGAGATCGACACCGAGCTGGACGTGCTACGCTCTCTCATAGATACGGCAGCAAGCCCGGAGGATCGTCTGATCTCCACCGGGCTGCACGAGGTATGGAGCAAGGAGCTGAACGAAATCGGGCGTATGCTCGGCGGCTGGATCAAGTCGAACGACTGACCGCCCGTGGGGGATATGCCGAGAAAATCGGGAGCGCTGCGTGTATCGCGGGGGCAACTACAACAACGGCGTGAACGCAGGCGTGTTCTACTTGAACGGCAACAACACCCGCTCGAACTCGAACGGCAACATCGGCTTCCGCTCCGCTCTGGCTTTACTCGTTAGGCTCGCGGGCTACGGCTCGGCGGGAACAATAAAGCAAAAGGGGCATATCTCCCGGCCAAAAGGCCAAAGATACCGCCCGCCACCAGCGGACAGCCGGGGCGACGGGCAAAACCGCGTAGACTGGCCGCTCTCGGCAAACGAGTGGAGCACTGCCCGGCGGCCGCGGGGTAGCGTCTGCGGATCAAGGGCAGAGGCAAGGAGCGTCACGCGCGGCGCTATTATTTAGAAGCAAAGGAGGGCACACCATGGAAGAAGGCAAGGCGCCGTCGCTTTTGGAGCGGATCTACTCGTGGGACAATCTCATGGAGGCATACCACGAGGCAGGCCGCGGAAAATGGTACCGGGGCGACGTGACGTCCTTCACGGCAAATCTGGAGGAAAATCTGATCAGCATACAAAACGATCCGATCTGGCACACCTACAAGGTGGGACGGTACCGGGAGTTTTATGTGCAGGAACCGAAGAAGCGCCTCGTCATGGCTCTGAGTTTTCGCGATCGCGTCGTTCAATGGGCGATCTATCGACAGATAAACGACGAGCTCGACAACTGCATGATTTTTCACAGCTATGGGTGCAGAGTCGGAAAAGGAACCACCAGATCAGCCGACAAGCTCCAAGACTGGTGCACCCTCGTGGGACGTAAGCAGCAGCCGTGGTATTATCTGAAACTTGACATTTCAAAGTATTTTTACCGGGTAGATCACACCGTTCTGCTCGGTATCATGGAGAGGAAATACCCGGACGAGGACGGCTTTCTGTGGCTCATGCGCGAGATCGTCAACTGTGACCACACACCCTTCGGACTACCGCCCGGCAAGAATGCCGACGAGGTGCCGCCGTCCGAGAGGCTTTTCGAGGTGGGTATGCCGATCGGCAATCTCACCAGCCAACTGCTCGCGAACGTCTGCCTCAATGAGCTGGATCAGTACATAAAGCACGAGCTCCGCGCGCACTACTACGTCCGATACATGGACGACATGGTGCTGCTGCACCCGGATCCGAAAGTGCTCAACGAGTGGCGCGTGCTGATCGAGGACTATCTCAACAATGTGCTGAGGCTGGAGCTCAACGGCAAGACCGCGATCGGGCTCGTGAAGAATGGGATCACATTTGTGGGCTGCCGTATTTTTCCGGGCTACCGCAAAATGACGGCGAAGTCCGCCAAGAAAATGAAGAAGCGTATGCGCTACATAGCGAAGGAATACCAAGCCGGGCTAATCGACTTCGACGCCGTAGACGCTACAATGCAAAGCTATTTCGGGCTTATGGGGCATTGTGCCACGCATGGGCTCCAGAAATGGATCGAACAAAATATAGTTTTCAAGGGGTGATACTATGAACGAGACAGTGATCGCCGTGCTGGCTGCGGCCGGCATTCCTTCGGCGATAACCGGCTTCGGGCTTTGGCTCATTCAGCAGAAGATCCAGAAGCGTGAGGCAAAGCGCGAGCAGGAAGAACAGGAACGCAGAAAGAGGCGCGAGGAACGGGAGAAGAAGCGCGAGGAAAACGAGGTGCTTCTGCTTCATAGCGTGAACGCTGCGATCGCTCTCGGCGAGGCTACGGCCAAAGCGGTGCAGAGGATCCCGGACGCTCATTGCAACGGGGATATGCACGCCGCGCTCGAATACGCCGAGAAGGTGAAGCACGAGCAAAAGGAGTTTCTCGCCCGTCAAGGGATCGGCTCTCTTTACGATTAAGGGGGCGGGCTCATGAACGACGAGAGGATCCGGGAGCTCACAGAGGAAAACGCTCGGCTCAAAAGGGAGAACAAGCGGCTCAGAGCGCTGAATAAGAGCAAGCGCGTGGAGTTTTCAAAGGTTATTTTCGCGGTAGTCGCGATCATGGCCGCAGCGATCACCGTCTTTTCGTGCGTCGTGATCTGGAGAACCGGAGACACGTCCGCGCTCGCATATCTGATCCCCGCCGTTTTCGCCGAGCTGGCGTCGGCTACCGGCTTTTATTACAATAAAGCCAAAGCCGAGAACAAGATCAAGCTCATGGCTCTGACAGGCACAGAGCCGGACGCGCAGACATTTGAAACCATGTAAAGGGGGCATAAACATGGCATTGAAAGGCAAAAACAACGAGGAAAAGATCTGGAACTTCCTCACCGGCAAAGGGCTGAGCGCTCACGGAGCTGCCGGCCTCATGGGTAATCTGTACGCGGAGAGTGCGCTCGATCCCATGAATTTGCAGAACACATACGAGAAAAGTCTCGACTACACCGACGCCGGCTACACGGCAGCGGTGGACTCCGGGAAATACACCAATTTCGTGCACGACGCCGCAGGCTACGGCCTCGCACAATGGACGTACTACACGCGCAAGGAGGCGCTGCTGAAATATGCGAAGGCCGCCGGCGCGTCGATCGGAGATCTGGAGACGCAGCTCGGCTTTTTATACAAAGAGCTCAGCAGCGGCTACCCGGCTTTGCACTCGACGCTCAGAACCGCCACCACCGTGCGCGCAGCGTCGGACGCGGTGCTGACGATCTACGAGCGCCCGGCTGATATGTCAGAGCGCGTGAAGGCGCAGCGCGCGAGCTTCGGGCAGAAATATCTCGACAAATACGGCGGCGTCGTGACACCAGCGCCGGAAACAAACACCGGGGGGAGCTGCACGGCAGCGGCTCTGCTCGCAATCGCAGCGGCAGAGATCGGGTACCATGAGAAGGCGTCGAACGCAAACCTCGACAGCAAGGCCGGGAACTCAGGCACCGCGAACTTCACGAAATACTCCCGCGATCTGGCGGCGGCCGGCTATTACAACGGAAACAAGCAGGGCGTGGCGTGGTGTGACGTGTTCGTGGACTGGTGCTTCTACCAGCTGGCAGGCAGGAACGCAAAGAAGGCGCAGGAAATCGAGTGCCAGACCGGGCCGCTCGGCGCCGGCTGCCTCTACTCTATGCAATACTACCAGCAGCAGGGGCGCTTCTATACATCGAACCCGCAGCCGGGCGACCAAGTTTTCTACCAGTCCGGCGGCTCTATCAGTCACACCGGCATTGTCGAGAGCGTGAACGGCTCGACCTTCACGACCATTGAAGGCAATGCAAGCGATCAAGTTATGCGCTGCAAGCGCAAAATGAACGACGGCTACACCTACGGCTACGGCCGCCCGAAGTACGACGCGGGGACAGACTCGGCGCCGACAGAGCCGGCACAGCCGAGCACACCGCTGAAATACAAGATCGGGGACGTCGTGAACTTCTCCGGCTCGGTGCATTATGTGAGCTCCAGCGCCGCGAACGGATCCAGCTGCAAGCCCGGCAAGGTGAAGAT